AATGGGGTTAGAGGGTGAACAAGTAATTGTTCCAAGTTCAGACGAGGTGATAAGTATCATCAAGCCTGCCTTAAAAACATTGATTGGAGAAGAATATAACCGACCGTTTGAATATAGGGTATTCGTTACTAATCCAGATGCGATTAGTGAAAAAGAGAATACCATTCGGACAACAATTGAGGAAAGATTAAAAGAATTAGTAACAAACCCTCAGATGAGTGAGGAAGAGTTACAAGTAAAATTACAATCACTTCAACAGTGGAAGAATTTTACAGCACAAGATGTTCGAGAGAGAGCAGCTAATCATCTGTTAGGACATTACTACGAGATATTAGATCTACGTAGAGTGTTCAATAAAGGATGGAAAGATGTACTAGCTGCAGCAGAAGAGATATATAGGATTGATTTAATCAACGGTAATCCTGCTGTAATTAAGTGTAATCCATTGAATATATACACTTTGAGAAGTGCAGAAAGCACATTGATTGAGGACTCCGATGTTATTGTTGAGGACGGTTATGCAAGTCCAGGTGCAGTAATAGATGAATTTTATGAAGAATTGACACAAACTGAAATCAGTTATGTATACGGTGAGGATAATGTAGGTAGTCATGCTAATCATGCTACTAAACCAGTTATGTCATGGGAGACTGACGCAGATAGCGTTATTGAACTTGATAGAGATACTAACCAACCAATATATAATAGGTCTAAACTATTTAGAACACAAGAAGGTAACGTGAGAGTTATGCGTGTGTACTGGAGAAGTTTACGTAAAGTTGGTTTCATGTCGTATATTGACGAGGAAACAGGTGAGCAATTAGAGATGATAATTGACGAAGAACATCCTATAAATAAAGATGCTGGTGAAACAGTTGAATGGAAATGGATTACAGAGTGGTGGCAAGGTATTCGCATAGGTGAAGAGATATTTGTAAGAGTAAAACCTTGTGACATTCAACGACGAGATATGAATAACATATCAATCAGTAAACCACCATTTGTAGGGACTATATATAACTATAACGATAGAGAAGCACAGTCGCTAGTAGATGAGTTGAAACCAATTCAGTATGAGTGGACAGTGTTTAGTAAAAAAGTTAGTTTGTTATGGAGTCGCAATTATGGTAAGTTAGTAAAAATTGATATAAGCAGAATACCAGATGATTTTGATTTAAACCTATTTATGACATGGGTACAATCTTTTGGTATTATTGTAGAAGACCCATTCAAAGAAGGTGCTAAAGGACAACCAAGTGGACAGTTCCAAAGTGGATTGAGTAGTGTAGATTTAGAGCTAAGTACGAGTATCAATGCCGCATTAGCTTATATGTTGTATTTAAGAGAGCTTGCTGAGGAACTCAGTGGTATATCAAGACAGCGTAAAGGTGAATTAATGGCAAGTGATGGATTAGGTATAACTCAACAAGGTGTTATAATGAGTTCTAAACTGACAGAAGAGTTATTCCAAGAACATGAGTATACGAAGCAAAGAGTACTAGAAGCTCTATTAGAAACAGCTAAGTATTCAATGAAGACGAGAGATAATAAGAAGTTGCAATATGTAATGGATGACCTAAGTTACGCATTATATGATATGGATGTTGAAGGGTTCACAGAAGAATCATATGGTTTAAAGATTGGTGATAGTACGAGAATACTACAATTAGAAGATCAATTTAAATCATTAGCACAAACAGCATTGCAATCACAGACTATGACAGCTTCACAATATATGGACACCGCACAAGTTCGTAGCTTATCTACTAAAATAGCTAAGATGAAGGCATACGAAGAGCAACAACAAGTCAGAGCAGAGAAACAGACTAAACAAGCACAAGAAGCAACAGCACAACTACAACAAGCAGAATTTGCGGAGAAACAAGCTGATAGAGACCATGAAATGGCATTGAAGCAAATGGAGATACAAGGAAAGATACAAGTTGAACAAATGAAAGTACAAGCTGGTGCATATGCTAACGAGATGCAAGTGATGGCTGATACTAATTCAAATGGTCTTGCGGATAACGTAGAGATTGAGAAACAAGCAATGTCGAACAATCAGAAAGACCAAGAATTATCGTTCAAGAAGAAGAAATGGGAAGACGAAAAGATAATAAAGGGTAAGGAACTTGACCTTAAAAAGAAACAAGTTAATAAAACAATTAATAAGACAAAATAATACCACAAACTATGGCAGTTAATTTAGATGACACAACTGTACAAACGGATGATACTATTTTAGAGATAGAATTGACAGATGATCCAAAAGACGATGTAACAGATGTAAATACAGACCCTGAGAAAGGGGATGATACAGGTGATAAGGGTACAGGAACCGCAGGTGCACCAGTTGACGACAACTTTATCGAAATAGAGTTAGGCGGAGACCACGAAGAAATCGCAGAGGAAAGTACGCAAACAACTACAACAGAGGATGACGACAATCAAGGAGGTTTCAATTGGAAAGAAATTGTACGATTTGCTAAGGACAAGGAGATATTTACAGACACTACAGACGAAGATCTGGAAGCATTGGGTGATGATATAGAGGGATTTTCTGAAGTCTTACAGAAAGAGTTGGAAGTCGGTATACAACATGGTATTGACGAACGTTTTGCGACAGTGAATGCTAAGTCAGAAGGTTTAGTACAACATCTATTGGATGGTGGAAATATACATGACTTTATTAAAGTATCTGCTGATGATTATACTTCTCTTACAGAAGCGTCATTAACAACGGATATTGCAATGCAAGAAAAGGTTGTTAGAGCTGACTATAAAGAGAATACTAAATGGTCTGATGATAAGATTAATAAGTATATTACTAAGTTGAAAGACTTAGATGAGTTACATGAAGAATCCAAAAGTTCTTTGGTAGCCGTGAAAGAAAAGCAGATAGAATCTAAAAATACATTAGCTAGGAACACAGCACAAGCTAAAGTAAATACGAAAGCTGAATTAGATAGACGAGTAGCGTACATTAAAACTACTTTAGATGAGACTAAAGAGTTTGCGGGTGTTAAGATTACACCTAAGATGAAGACTACTATCAATAATAACATTGCTGAAGATTCTACATTTAACAAGATAAATAAAGATATGGACAAGTATCGTGTTAATCTTGCTATATTAGATTCATTAGGATTATTAGATGGTGATGGTAAGCATATACAAAAAGTGCTAGGTACTAAAGCTACAAGAGACATTAAGAAAGAGATTGATGATTATGACTTTACTAGAGGTAGTAAGGGCAAAACTAGGAAGACTGCAACTGACAAAGGGGCGTTAACATCTGCAATGAGTCAGGTTGATAAACAGTTTAATACTTTTAATATATAATAATAACAAATTTTTACGATGGCAACAAGTATGAGATTAAGACCCTTTCAGTTAGGTGAAGCACAAAGCTGGACAGGATTAACCCATGAGAACCACATCGACAATTACTTTGGAAGAGAACCACAGTATTTATCTAAAATTGTACAACATCTAGTAGACGTTAATGTTGGTATGTCTTTCGTAAGATGGATGGATCAATTTGGAACTGAAACATTAGAGACTAATCAACCTTACAAATGGGTATTAAAAGGTCAAGACGAAAAGAACATAGCTTTACAAGCGGCTTGGGAAGATGAAGAAGGAACTATTGCAATTGGTACAAACAACGCAACTCCAGGTAGTCAGTTTTCAAGATTATACATGGACTTTCCAGAAAGATACTTTACAGTAACAGCTGTTATTGTTGGTGAGAGACCTGATTTATATCACTTACGTGTTATGAAAGATCCACAACAAGTTGGTAGTATCTATAGATATGAAATGCAATTAGTTGACAACAACGATGACGCATTCATTCCTGTGGAAGAATTAGCAAGAGGAACAAGATGGTCACTAGACTACGGTTTAAGTGAGAGATACTTATCGAAAGATGGTTCTGACATCAGTTTCAGTAGCCCATTTACAATGGAGAATAGAATCTCTATGATGAGAATGGAGCATACAATTGCTGGTGAGATGATTGATATGGGTAAAAATAAACCTTTAGTATTCGGATGGCTTGATGACGATGGCAAGAGACATACTAACTGGTTAAGTAAAATGGAGTTTGAATTCATTAAGCAGTTCCAAAAACGTTTCGCACATATGTTATTCTTCGGAAAATCAACAGTGAGAGACGATGGTACTTCTACTATGAAAGGTAGTTCAGGGAATGCAATTGATGCTGGTTATGGTATCAGAGAGCAATTCCTACCAACAAACAAACATTATTACAATGATATTAGTTTAGACTTCTTAACTAAAGTTGCACTTGATGTAA